CACAAAACCAACACCCAACAAGACGCCAAAGGAAGATCGAAGGAAAGCCTCAAGTAATTTTTTGATGTTAGCCTTGGTGAGGTCAGTTTTTTGTTATTAGGCGAACAGATTGCACTTCAACTAGTCTTTAAACTTCCCAACTCAAAAAAGCCATCCATTGGCCCCTTTGCCAAGTTCATCCACCGTGTATGCATCTGAACCCCCTGCTGTGAGCCACTCCTCATTGAATATTGCACCGCAATTGAAGTAATCAGCTAGCAAGGTGGGGAACCTGCTGTGAACAGCATCATCACTGAGACTTGCTATGCCAGCTGCCCTAACATCAGAAATATCAACTGCTCTAGGTAGAGTTGTCCCTAAGCGCCTGTTCACATCATAAGGATCATAAGCACCAGTCACTATAGCAGTGAACAAAGCGTGAGCTGCTGGGATCTGGAGGGCTCTGCCCCCGCCAGAGAAGATATCAACGTCCTTTGATATCATGTCTTTAAAGGAGACCATTCCAGGAGTTTCTTCATCCCCCCAATCGATGTCACTGTCAATTGGGGCATCTACCCTAACCGCTGGCTCACCTGCAGCAACAGATTTAACATGCCTGTGAATGAAAGGAGCAATTTCAGAAGCAGAAACTGCAAACTGAGTCTTATTGACACACGCAGAGTCTGACATGATGGTGTCGTATGCATACCTGAGACCTATGTTTCCCTGCCCAGCATGCCACCCATGGCTTTTCTTGACCCTCTTCTTTTCCTCATCAAATTGTTGTCCAACATTAATGGAGAAGATCATGCATTCATCCAAGTTGAGGACTATCTCATCATCGTCATCTAATTCAGTTTCATCAGGGAGTTCGACCTCATACTTATGCTTTTCAGCAACTCCTTTTGCAGCTATGATCAGGTACCTCATAATTCCAACCTCATCAATCACTGCAGCTCCTTCCTCATTAAGCTTTGTGTGTTTGTAGACTGCACGCCTATTCCTGAGCTCAGCCAGTCTACCAACTTTATTGTGCTCAAACTGTTGCTTGTCCCCCCTGTGTGAGACCTCATCAGGGCTTAATGCATTCTCAAGGTCTTCAATCCTCTTTGTGTACTGCCTGATGTTGTGGTCTAACAGCTTGCCCATGTGCTCCTTCCTTAGCTTGATATTCATGAGTGCAGGGTTGTTGGTTATTACTCTCTGGACAATGGGAGCATCGAACTGCCAAGAGCTCCTGCCAGCCACAGACATAAGCTCATTTTCAAGTATCTTTGTGACACATTTTATGTTTGCACCGAAGAATGACGCAACTGATTGCAAGACAACTTTTGGGTCATTTGTGACATTAATTCGTATCTCATTGATGGACAGTGATCGTAAGCCCATGACCATGAGTTCAGAGAGTGGCTTCTTTTTCCTGCACCTTACTACATCATGGATGATGGCCTTCCAAAAGTCCGTGCTACCACAGTACTCTAGCATCTTATAGTTGGCATCAGGGTCTTCATAAAAGATCTTTGCTAACTCACCAAGGTCATTGCCCTTAAGCCTGTCCCAAACTATGGACTTGATTGCTATGGCTGCAACAATGTGTTCTGGTTGCTCCTTGCTGAGTGCCCTTGAGAACCTGCTCCCTATGCCCCTGACTGACATGGTGTAGTTATCCCCTGCAGCTCTCCCACTTTCTCTTTCAGGGATGATGGCAAATCTAGTATATCGCTCAGATTCGATACGTTGTCTTTTAGCAGGCTCCTTGGCTGTAACTACATTAGAGGTGTAGAAGACCTCCTTCTCAACCATCTCATTCATGATAGTATCTACATCAGTGCTCCTCACCTTTGCCATCAGCTCGTTGCACTCAGCATGGTTCCCAGACATGAGGGCATTGATCATTTCGACCCAGCCAGTCCTCATGGTGGGTATGACAATTGTGTGAGCAAGGGAAGGTGATGCCTGTAATAGCCCATAATTGTCTGCTCCATCCAAGATCTCAAAGTCTATCCTCTGAGCAACTTCATCAGTGGTCATGACCCGTGTGGAAGCAGCAACAACACAGTCTGGCCTTAGTGCAATGCTGTACCTGTGACTCATGTCAGCACACCCAAGGGTGACAAAAAGTGACAAGATTGAGCATGTGACTGCCCTCATGGCGGTCCTGTGTGCCAACACATCATGGAGGTGAGAAGGGACCCCGCTGATCTCCTGGGCCTTAGTTGGGAGTGAGTTAAGTGCAGTTTCCAATTTGACCTCCAGCCCTGAGAGAATGTTTCGGTTTATTGTGATGGGATGGTTGGATGATCCTGGATTGGAATCCAATCTCTTGATGCTACCATGAATCGCAATTAACTGTGTGTCATTGGGTGTGATATCGGAGTACTCATTCCATGCCTTTGTGAAATAAGATAAGATGCCAGCAGTTCCATGCCCATCTGCTGAGGCGCGTGCAATAATAGCAAGGCCCATAGAAATTCTCTGAGAGACTGAGTCCCAGCCCCTTGCAAACTCGCTAGTTACCTCCCATACTCGCCCAGACCTAGGAGGGACAAATAACCTAGAATTGGAGACATACTCATTGAGCTTACATGGCCTCTTAATTGACCTGTCCCATATCCTGACACCGGAGAGGTTTGGTCCGATGGCACTACCTGTGAAGTCTGCACTGTGGGTGAATGATCCAACGGGGTCTGGGAACGTGTGATCTATCATGTCAACGCCATTGAGAGCATAGAATTGATCCCTTTCTGTCATAGTTCTAAGCACGTGGTTGAGTGTGCAAAAATCGGAAGATGTTAGAAATTCATGGGATGAATTGAAAAGAGACACCCCAAATTCAAAGAAGTTAATTGCACACTTCTGAACCCTCCTCTTAAGTACAATTTTCATACCTCTAGGTAAGGTGCTCAAAAGGCTGCTAGACCCAACTGCCTTTCCAACCATGCCCAGTCTGTAGTTATCCGGCATGCAGTTCACAAGAGCAGCAAGGGTCGGGGCATGCAAACATCCTGAGTCAATGAGGATCTGCCTGACACGGTTAGTAGTCTCACTGTTACTCCATGCCATGAGAGAAACCCAGGGCTCAGCGGATATGACCTCACTCATGAGGTCAGAGACGGCATTCCTTCTCAGCATGTCTGGTTTGAGTGGGCCCTCTCTGATTGCTTCAAATGGGTTTGTGAAAATGTTTGAAAAAGAAACAATCCTCCAAGCTTGACACTTTATTGCATGGACCATCCGCAAAGCACTTTTTGGCATGACATCAATTCCTCTCTTAAAGGGAATACTTGCACAATCATGCATTGCAGCAGCTTCAAGGATTGCATTGAAGTGTGTCCTCTTGTCCATAATGTCATTTGTGGTCCAGTCAACCAAGCTGGGTATATTCCAACCATTCTCAATGGATGGTGCAATTGCAATAACTGCAGTTGCATTTGCATCAATCGTGGTTATCTTAGGAACCTGGTGAGCCAACTCCGCAAGAGAAGAGACTAGAGTTGTAAAGTATATAAACCACACGTCACCATTAGCATCGCACGCCCCTCTGGTGGCACCAAATATGTCGGACACGATGTCAGTTGCACATCGAAGAGGGTCTTCGTATGAGCAGTGAGCCTTTACAAAGATCTTGAAATCAGACGGGACCTCAGCACCCTTAAGGAACCTTCTACTAAGGTAAATCGCCTTGATGGTGCTAAATATGCTCTTCAATTCATCAACTTCAAAGCCCAGCTTAAGGTATGTGCTCTTAAGATGGACCCAGAAGCGCTTTGCATCCTCCTGGTTGTCCAATCCTCTCATGAGTGCAACGCAATCGTCAATAAGTGTTGCCATGTCTGTTTTCACCTCCTTGCTCATGCCTATGTCCCTCCGTGCAGTTTCCATGCAGTAAATGAGTATCATAGAGTGAAGGATTGTGCTGGCAGATCCATCAAATCCCTGGAATGAGCCATTATCAAGTGCGATCAACTCCTTGGCTCCCTGCTTGAGAACGGTTGCCTTAATCTTTGCCCAATCATCTTTAATGTTTATCATATCAGGTTCTGACATCATTTCAATAAGAACTCCCTCAAACTCAAATTTCCTTGCTCTATCCATGCTTTCACTCCATGCAGATATGTCGTGTGAGCAGATGGCACCATCAGTTCCAAGTACTGTTGCTTCAGCAATGTTCATGAATTGTGTCTCTAAAATGTGTTGGTCAACTGCTAAGGATGGGCCTCTGACAAATGCCATGACTTTCCTGCAATTTCTGTCATACTCAGCCTGGAGCTTTCTGAACTCACAGTCTGCAGCAAAGGTCACCCTTTTCTTCCAGCTTGGTTTAGCATTTTCAGCCTTTGGTGCAGTTGTTAGAACAACCTCACTAACTGGTTCTCTCTCCCTAACACGAGCACGAGCACTGGTGGGAGTTGAGCCCGTGATGGGATCTAACACATCACCTGCAGTCATAGCCATGAGAAGCTCAGATGCGTACATTCTCCTGCCCCTATAATCCCCCCTCAAGAGCCCCTTAGAGTCTTTTGCAACGTAAGCAACATCTTGGGCTTCTAAATGCCAAATGTCTGCAAAGTTGGTCCATGTGAACTCACCTGAAACCCAAACTTTCCCCCAATCCTCCCTAGGGGGCATGGAGAATTTTCCGTTGACACAGTTTTCAGCCCACTTGGAGTTCATCATGCTTAAGTCACCAGCGGCCTTAGGTTTCCTCTTGTAGACACTCATGTTCCTACATAAAAGGTATGCCTTGCAAAAACGGATAAAGTCATCCCATGTCTCCTTATCAGCAGGCATAACCTTATCAGGCATCATGACAACCTTCTTCTTAAGGTCATCAATGAGCATTTCATCACCAACAAATGCATGGTAAAAGAATCCCACGTTGAGCTTATCAGCATCTGAGACAGCCAGCTCCATGATTCTCTTATGGAATATTTCTCCAGCATCATCAAGTGCTTTGCACTCAACAACATAGTTGTCAGATCTCTCTTTCCATCCAAGCTCTTCCCCGTGGTCTACTTCCCATATGTCATTGAAATCCCTTTGAGCCATGATGTGCAAACTTCTAATGAAGTCCGAGTAGTTTAGCCCCATATCAATCCTCCTGCAGCAGTGAGCAGTCATGTCCTTCAAGAGTCCGATAGCTCTGTCAAGTGAGCTTTCATTGTATTGGTTTGAGGGCATGAAGTACATGGCAGTTCGGAAGTGTGCTTGGGCCATCATACTTGCATTTTGGCAATCATCAGGGGAGAGTGCGCAAACGATGCTGCCAATCTTCACGTACTTCACGCCCATCATGTGGAAAACACGAACATGATCTTGGACCTGGGCATACCCTGTCACAGGGAGATCAAAGTCATCAAGTCTCCTTTCAGATGGCTCAAAGGTGCTGCGAGCCCCACCTGAGTGATAGTTGTGAGCAAAGACATTCTTTCTGCTGAAGATCCTAATAAGCATAGTTTCAGTCTTTTTGAACTTGTGCCACATTGCCCAGACCTTGTAGCTCCAATTCTTGATCATGTCCACTGCACAGTCATGAACTGCAGAAGGGTGAATGAACATGTAGGGTGCCTGAAGGATCATGATTCTCTTGGCACTTTCTAGGCACCAATTGTGGTACTTGACATTGAAGCTGTGTTCAAAGACCCCATCATTTAAAACTCTGTTCCACAACTGGTAAACGGCTTCAGTGCCATAATAGATCCTTTCAACATCAGAAAGAAGCTCGACTTGTGCCTTTGCTACCTCTTCCATAAGATTGCTGTTCCTGATTTGCCCAACTCTTGATTTAGTCCTGTCAAGCATCGTCCTTGCCATCCTGATGCAATCATCACTCTCTCTGTCATCCATCAGCTCATAAACTTCTCCTATGGGGTCATCAATACCAAACATCTTGAATGCAACCTCAACATCTTCAAAATCGTCAAGAATGTCACTAACTCTAGCTTTCGGGGTAGCATGGCCAGCTGACTTCTCAATGAGCTCATCTAGGAGCTTGCGTTTTGCATCTACGACTGCTGGTCTCCAGACTCTTAGTAATGTAGTATTGTAAATTATCGGTTTCTTATCCACTCTGGTAACCATTTCTTAACTCAACACACTTCAATCAAAGAATGAGACGCACACAACAATAATGACAACAAAAATATTATCAGGCTCAACCATTCTAAGGCGGACCTTCAATTTCCCATTATCATGTGCGTAGGTGTTGGTTTTTGG